GTTCCTGAGTCTGCTTATGGTTGGGCAGACGCCATGATGAAAGAACGAGATGAAGCCGCCTGAGATCGTGGCCGTTGCGTTCTACGTAGCGATTGCTGTGTTCAGTCTTTACTACGGCACAAAGGTAATCATTAACGAGCCGCAACTACCTTGCGGAGTAGCCGAGATAAGCCCTGACTTCGATAGCAAGCACAGGGAGCAATGCAGACAAGCGAGAGGGCATAAGTTATGAGGACTAAAATCCATGTGAACCAACACATCATCAAAGAGAACGCCAAGACAGGGGGCAATGAACCTGTGCTAACTATCAAGACGTACAAGAGCAATACCTACGCGCATGAGGTGCGTGTACTGGGTGAGAGCAGGATCATATACAGCCCTGACAAACCGTTGTCCTGCGGTGCGAAGGTATGGATTGAAACCGAGGCCGAAGTGGAGGTGGTGGCATGACTGACAGAGAACTATTACAGCAGGTGTTGGATGCTTGGCAGGATCATTGGGTGAATGACAATCAAAGTGCGCTGCTTGAAATGATCCGCGCCAACTGCGCCAAAGAAATATACAACTGCGCCAGATGCAGTGAGCGCGAATGGCAGGGGCTGACGGAATGACTACACTGAAACAGCTAGCAGACTATCTGGAAGACAACGCACGTAGCGATATGGATAACGAAGCAGCGGCAGCATTGCGTAAGTACAGTCAACTATTTAAGGCGGCGCACGAGATGGTCACTGCTAATACCCACGAGCACAGTAAAGCTGCGTACGTCGAGATGATAGACCTCATTAAAGGAAAGGCGAATGAATGACAGTAAAACCAAACTAATTAAAATTTCAGCGCGAGTGCCGGAGTACGTAGCAGACTATTTCAAGAACAACTACTACAACGGCAGCAAGCAGATACGCACAGCACTAGAAGAATATGTCCAACGTGAAGGAGCTAAGTATGAGAAAGAACTCGAAAGCAGCAAAGATCGCTAAGTACTTGACCGCAAACCCATCAGCGCAGCCGTTTGAGGTAGCAGATAAGTTTAAGGTTGATAGGCAGTATGTGTACAACGTGCGTAACCGCCTACGCAAAGAAGGCGTAGCCCCACCAAAAATCCGCATGGCCGCAGCTGTTACATCGAACACATCAATCGCGTCGCTCATGTTCCAACCCAAGGACGACCCAGTCAACCACCCCACGCACTACACCGATGGTGGTATCGAGACAATAGACTTCATCGAAGCGAAGCGTCTGGGCTATCACCTTGGCAACGTGGTGAAGTACATCTGTCGTGCCGGTAAGAAAGGCACTAACATGGGGTTGCAGGACTTGCAGAAGGCACGGTGGTATCTTGACCGCGCTATTGAGAAGAACGAGATCAATCCACCTACGAGGTAATCATGGCAGGTACACCAGAGAGCAAAGTCAAAGCTGCAGTAGTCAAGCTGCTTAAACAGTACGGCGCGTATTATTTTTTCCCCGCCACACACGGCTATGGGCGATCTGGTGTGCCTGACATTGTCTGCTGCATTAAGGGTAAGTTCCTAGCCATAGAGTGCAAGGCTGGCAAGGGCGAGACAACTGCACTGCAAGACAAAGAGATCAACGCTATCCGTACGGCGCAAGGTGTGGCTGCTGTGGCTAGGGAGACTAATCTCGATATGATCGAGCAGATACTGAAGGAGCTAACGCATGAGTGAAGAAATGAGCATAGGTGTAAAGATATTGCTGGAACGCGCTAAATCTAATCCTGATGAGATGTCAGACGAGTACGGCAAGTGGCATCAGCTACGTGATGCTGTGTTCGCTTACAAAGAAAGGGGTGAACGCCGTGCGTGGATACGTGGACTGCGGCCTGATGAGATAGACCTACTGTACGAAGCGTTCTGTACTGGGTCACGGCAGATATTCGACGACTACGTGCTGAAGAACGTGCTAGGCGCAGAAGAAGAAGAAGAAAAGCAACCGTTAGACGCATACAAGATATCGCAGGGTAAAAGAGCGCCCGTAACCACTACGATTAAGCAAGAACTAGGAATCAAATGAAAATAATCGCGCTCGATTTCGAGACGTACTACGACAAAGAGTACAGCCTCAGCAAGATAACGACTGAGGAGTACATACGTGATCCACGATTTGAAACTATAGGTGTAGGGGTAAAAGAAGATGGACAAGACGCAGTATGGGTATCGGGTACACACGAAAAGATCAAGAAGTATCTGGATTCGCTCAACCTTCACGAACATCTGGTGCTGGCTCACAACGCTATCTTTGATGCCGCTATACTTAATTGGCGTTTTGACATTCGCCCTAGGGGTTGGCTTGACACGCTTAGCATGGCACGTGCTCTCCATACCATTGAAGTGGGGGGATCACTGGCTGCACTCGCTGCGTATTACGGGCTGGGTGAAAAAGGAACAGAGGTCGTCCAAGCTCTCGGTAAGAGGCGCACGGACTTTACGGCGGTAGATCTAGCTGCGTACGGCGAGTACTGCAAGAACGATTGCCACCTAACGCTAGAGCTATTCAGGATACTGACGCAGGGGTATAGCAACGTTGAACTCAAGCTGATAGACCTGACCATCCGTATGTTCTCGGAGCCTGTGCTGGACTTAGACGCAAACGCTTTGCTCGACCACATCCACGAGGTGCAGGTAGAAAAGAAGCGGCTACTAGACTCGGTGACCTTGGTGGATAAAGACCAGCTCATGTCGAACGACAAGTTAGCTGCGACGCTAAAGCTGATGGGTGTAGAGCCGCACAAGAAGATAAGCCCAACGACCGGCAAGGAGACGTACGCTTTTGCTAAGTCGGACGAGGGGTTCAAGGCACTGCTCGAACACGAAGACCCTAGGATTCAGGCTATTGTGGCTGCGAGGCTAGGCGTAAAGTCTACGCTCGAGGAGACCCGTACCCAACGGTTTATCGAGATTGCCTCCCGAGGATCTATGCCAGTTCCCCTACGCTACTACGCCGCCCACACGGGACGGTGGGGTGGTGACGACAAACTAAACCTGCAAAACCTTCCCCGTAAGTCGCCCCTGAAGTCTGCCATTCTTGCCCCGTCCGGTTACATGATGATCGACGCTGACTCTTCCCAGATCGAGGCGCGGACGCTGGCGTGGCTGGCTGAACAGGATGACCTTGTGGCTGCGTTCGAAGCTGGAGAGGATGTGTATAAGATCATGGCGTCTGCTATATACAACAAGCCTACTTCTGACATATCCCCCGCCGAACGCTTTGTCGGAAAGACAACTATTCTGGGCTGTGGCTACGGCATGGGCGCACTCAAGTTTCAGGCGCAGCTTAAGGTGTTCAAGGTGTACGTCGAGCTAGAGGAATGCAAACGCATTATTGATACATACCGGCGTACATACCCGCAGATCACGGCGTTCTGGAAGACGGCTAGTAAGGCTCTGGATTACATCAGGGATGACCAGTCGTTCGAGTTCGGGCGTGGCGGTGTGCTCAAGGTTGAGGGTAAGAAAGGCATCCTTCTACCCAACGGCCTACACCTAAAGTATCCCAACATCAGGCAGGTACAAAAGGATGACGGATCGGCAGAAACCGTGTACGATACAAAGAGGGGGAAAGCAACCATACCGAATAGGATATATGGCGGTAAGGTGACAGAGAACGTATGCCAAGCCCTTGCAAGGATTGCTATCGGTGACCAGATGCTACGGATAGCTAGGAAGTACAAGGTGGTAATGACGGTGCACGATGCGGTTGCTTGCGTTGTACCTGAAGATGAAGTTGAGCGCGGCGTTGAGTACGTCGAGTTGTGTATGAGAATAAGACCCGAATGGGCACCAGACCTGCCGCTAAACTGCGAGTCTGGGCATGGTAAAAGCTACGGAGAATGTTAGTGATAGTAGACACAATTAACTTTAAGCGAGTATGGGCAGCAATCAACGCGTGGTGGGCGAGTTCCATGATGGCGGTGCTGCTGTTTCTACTAGGACTGTACATCGGTAGCACCAATACTGAGAGCCGCATAGCCTCAGACTGTAAATTCTCCGGTGCATTCCGCGTAGAGATTCAAGCATTCGTTTGCCAGAGGAAGTTATGAGCATTGCGTGGTCTTACAGCAGCATCAAAACATTCGATCAGTGCCCGAAGAAGTACTACCACTTGCGCGTACTAAAGGACTTCAAAGATGAGGATTCGACTGCGACGATCTACGGCACGGAGCTTCATACGGCGGCGGAGGAGTTTATCAGAGATGGAACCCCGATCCCACCTAAGTTCAGTTTTATTGCACCCACACTAGAAGCGCTTAATAGAATTGAGGGCGAGAAGCACTGTGAAATTAAAATGGGAATTGCAAAGCGTGACGGCAAGTTCGTACCGTGCGAATTCTTTGCAAAGGATGTGTGGTGGAGAGGCATAGCTGACTTACTTATCATTAACGAAGAGAAGCAGACTGCCTATCTGGTGGACTACAAGACCAGCAAGAACGCTAAATACGCCGATACCAAGCAGCTAGACCTGTTAGCCGGGGCGGTGTTCACGCACTACCCCAAGGTGATGGAGATTAAGTCTGCACTGCTGTTTGTAGTTAGTAACGAGATAGTAAAGAAGAAGCACGAGTTCATGATGCGGTTGTCGTACCTGAACTCGATGGAGCCGGAGTTA